TCATGTCAACACTTCTTTTCGGTCTCGTGCCGAAAATTCTTCTCCCGTGTTCGGCGGCGCGTGGTTGACGCACCGGTAACCCACCAGGTGCGGACCATCGATCCAGCGCACGGCCGGCGACAGCACGGGGCCGATGAGCGCGTCCAGGCCGCGGCGCCGGCAACTGCTGCACGGGTCCACCGGTAACCCGCTGGCCAGGTAGCTGCCTGGGCATGCCAGCACGGCCGTCATATCAGATCGGCCTCGGCCTGGCGGCGTAGGACCAGGCCGGGCAGCACACGGCCTCCGGCGCGCACCCACCTGGCCAGCTCGGTGGGCACGTCGCCCCAGCGGTTGGCGTTGACCCGCTTTCGCAGCGTGCTGGAGCGAAGGGAGCCGGCGCCGAGGTTGAAAGTGAAGTCGATCAATGCGGCCAAGCGCCTGGGGTCGGTCACTCCAGGGCACAGCACGAGCACCGCCGGCAGGTAGGTGCCGCGCACGCTCGCCAGCAGCATGGCCTCGGCGCCGGCCTGGGTCATCGGCGGGTCGGTGAGCTGTACGGGCCGACCATCCGCGTAGCGCGTGGCGCCGTAGCCGATGGTGGGCACACCGGCTGGGCACAAGTAGGGTCGCAGGCGGCAGCCCTCGAAGCGCCGCGCCAGGTCGACCGCGACGAAGGTGGCCAGCTCGCTGAAGCTGGCCACCGGCGCCGGCGCTGCAGGCTTGCCAACCGTCTGCAGGGCGCGCTCGAGCAGCCCCGTGTCGAAGCGACTCATTTGCCGCGCTTGAACAGCGCCCGGTCGGCCAGGTAGATGCCCAGTGCGGCGCCGCACAGAGCCCAACCTTGATCGTCCAGCGTCCACTGGTGGGCCGCGAAGTGGCGCAGGATCATGAACAGGCACACGCTCGCGATGAGCGGCCGCATGACGCCATTCCAGAGGTCGACCAGCCAGATGCCGGTTCTTTGCGCAGTGGCCTGGACGGCGGCCAGCCATGCGTCGGCCTCGCGCTGGCTGACGGCTGCCTGCGCTTGCACCTCGATCGTCTTCACGCCGAGGTCGGCCTGCAGCTTGATCGCTGCCAGGTTGCGCGCATGGGCTGCTGCGTCGAGCTCGCCCTGCAGGCGCATGCGGTCCAGTTCCTGCTGGTGCTCTTGGCGCGCGGTGAAGAAGGCCGCAATCTCGCCCCACAGCATGCGGAAGGCCGAGCCGCCCAGGAAGGAAATGAGTGTCGTCAACATGAGATGTCCCTCGTTTGTTCAGGCACCAGGCGGCTTGCCGCCATGCGTGGCCATGTACACCGCTGTCCAGAGCGCGCCGCCGGCTGCGGCCAGGCCGCCGGCCCACTTGACGGCCTTGCCGAACCAGCCGAGCACCCTCAGGCCGCCCCGCGCGGCCGCCATGAGTTCGCGGACCTCTTTGGTGACGGTGGTGTTGTCACGCAGCTCGAGCTCGATGGCCTTCATTCGGTCGCTGCCGCGGTCGAGCCGGTCCTCGATTGCCTCGAAGCGCCGGATGACGTGCAACGCCTGCAGGTGGGCCTCGGTGACCGGCTCCCCAGCGCGTGCGGCGATGTCGGCATCGCTCATGTCGGCCCCCCGGTCTTGGCGCGCGGGCGGCGTGCAGGCGTCTGCACCTCGGCTTCGCTTTGCGCGTCCTGCTGCAGGCACTCGCCCTCGATGGCGTTGAGCAGCCCGCGCGAGACGCGGGCGGGCAGCTCGCTCAGCGCGTTGACGATGGCCTGCAGCAGTGGCTCAGGCAGGGAATATCGGCGCGGATCTCTCATGGATCAGCCTTTCGGTGGTGGGATGGGAAAAAGTGCCCGCCTGGCGGGCGGCGCGTCAGACGTTGGTCGATGACACGTCGAAGCTGAAGCCGGCGCTGGCCATCACCAGCGAATCGGCCGCGCGCCGGATCTGCACGGTGCCGCTGGCGAACTTGCTGCCAGCGTTGGCGTTGACGTGGCAGCCGATCTGCCGGGCTGTGCCGAGATTGAAGGTGCCGCTGGTGCCATAGCTCAAGAAGCCCGAGGTGACGGACACAACCAGCTCGTACAGGGCCGCTTCGCTGGGCGAAATCACGCCGGTCATCCACTCGCGCGTGATGAGCGTGTTGCCGAAGTTGTCGGTGTGGGTGAGCAGCGTACCGTCGGTGTAGAACAACAGGTACGCCTCGGCGTCGCTGGTGCCGGTGTTGAAGTCGAACAGATCGTGATCGGACAGGTTCGGCTTGACAGAGCCGGCGCCGAAGAGCCCGCGAGCGGCAAACATCAGGCGGGCACCTGGAACCAATTGCCTTCCCAACGAGCGTCGGTGGCGTTCCAGGTGAGGTTGAGGTAGCTGGTGCGGTTGGCGCCTGCGGCAATGCTGCCGTCCACTTTCGCCCCGGCCGGCAGCGCCACCGTGCGGCTGCCCGTGGCGTCTTGCTTGAAGCGCAGCGAAATGAACTGGCCTTCGGTCGCGTTGCTCAGCGTCATGCTGGTGACGTTGCCCGTCAGCGTGCCGATGGTGATGAGGTTGGCGGCGTTGGTGTCGACCGTCAGGCTGGCCGCGAAGGCCACGGCCACGGGGGTCGTGTAGGCCTTCTTGTTGATCTTCACGCTGGTGGCGGCCGCCTCGAGGATGGAGCTGCCGCCGGCGACCAGGCGCGTGGTCAAGCCGCGCAAGTTGAGGTCCAGGTAGGCCCCGCCGGTGCGGTCATAGGCCGTCACGTAGCCGATCGATGCGGAATAGATCATCTCGAGGCCAGAGCCGCTGGCCGCCACGCTGTTGCCGGTGGCACGCAGGCCGCCGCTGGTGGCCGTCAGGCCGGTGAAGGCGGGCGCGGCGAGCTTGGCGTAGCTGCCCAGCTCGGCCTGCACGAACGCCGTAGTGGCCAGGCGGGTGGAGTTGTTGCCGGCCGCCTGCGTGGGCGCCGCAGGGTTGCCCGTGAACGTGGGGCTGTCCAGCGGCGCGCGGGTGGTGTCGGTCGGGTGCACGTGGTTGCTCAGCGCGAAGAGAAAGCCGGTGCCGACCGATGCGGTGCCGTCCATCAGCGGCGTGGCCGTGGCCTTCTGGCCCAGAACGAACGCGGTGGTAGCCAGCTGCGTGGTGTTGGTGTTGGCGGCCGCCGTCGGGGCCACGGGCGTGCCCGTGAACGTGGGGCTGGCGCTCTTGGCGTAGACCATGGCCAGCTCGGCCCAGGTGGTGCCGTTGTACTGCTGGAACACGCCGCCACTGATGCGCTTGGCCCCCGTGGGCATGCCCGTCAGGGTGCCGGCGTAGGCGGGGTCCAGCATTTGCGACAGCGCGCTGATCGCGTCGCGGATGCTGGTGGGCACGCCGGTGTAGATCGACGTGGTGGTCGGCTCGTTGAAATTGATCGGCATTGGTGGGTCCTCAGTAGCCGCGCGCTGTCCAGTCGAAATCGCCGGACACGCGCGTGCCGGCGGTGTCGAACAGCAGCACCTTGAAGGTGGTCGGGTTGGGGGCGTCGACGAAGTTCACGAGCGCGAAGCGCGCGGCCGTGCCACGCGGCGTGGCGACGATGGAACTCACGTCGACGAAGGTCTGTCCGAAGGACACCGTGGTGCCGCCCGAGTCGGCCGCCGCGGCGGTGGCGCTGCCCGAATCGGTCTTGAGCTTGTTGGCCAGCTTGATGTTCAAGCCGTCGCACTCGATCAGGTTGGCGCCGGCGCTGCAGGTGAATGTGAGCGTGATGCGCAGGTAGCGGAAGGCCGTGGTGACGAAGGCCGTGGTGCCAGCGGTCGCATCGGTCCACGCGTCGCCGACGTTGAGTTTGTAGGCGAGCTGGCAGGCCACGGTGACCGCACCGGCGAGCACCTGGCTGGCCAGGGTCACGGTGACCATGGTCGCGGGCACCGAAGCGCCGTAGTCGATCGTTTCCTGATAGGTGCCGCTGGTGGTGCTGGGCTCGGCGTAGAGCGTGTATCCAGCGGCCACCTGGTCAGCGATGGTCGACCAGCTGCGCCCGCTGAAATGCGCGCTCCACTGCTCGCTGGTCACCGGACCGATGAGTGCGCCGTTTTCAACGAACATGTTCGTTTTGGTGCCGGCGAACGCGGAATCGAAGTTGTTGCGCAGCACATAGTCAGGCGGCTGGTTGACCGTGGCCACGATGGACGCTGGCGCGCCGATGTTGCCCGCCGTGTCGACCGGCGCGAGCCAGTAGGTGTAGGTGCCCGCCACCTGCTCGAACACGGTGGTAAACGTGCTGTTGCCGTTGGAACCCACCACCGTGCCTGCTGCCCACGTGGTGCCCTTGCGCACGTCGTACCGCTCCACCGGCAGGCTGCCCGTGGTGGGGGCGCTCCAGTACAGCAGCACGTTGTTGTCGATCACCTCGGCGCGGCGGCTGGTGGCCGAGCCGGGCACGGTGATGGTCACGTCCACAGACACGGGGGCGCCCACGTTGCCCGCCACGTCGACGGCCGCCACCCACCAGCGCCGCATGCCGCCCCAGTTCGCGCGCTGGCGGTGCGTGTTGGTGTACTTGCGATCGACGAATACGCCGGCGGCCCACGTGTCGCCGTAGCGCAGCTCGTAGTGGTCGATCGCAAAGGCCCCGGTGACGGGCTGCCAGATCAGCTCGAGGTCGGTGCCAGCCAGGCCGGCTGAGATCTCACTGGTTTCGGGGATGGCCACATCGACCAGCACCTGCGCCGCGTTGACGGACTCGTAGCCGTACACGTCGCGGGCCTTGACCCACACGTTGCGGCCGCCTCTGAGCTGCACCTCCCACGGCAGGCTGGTGCCGCCGGCGTAGGCCAGGAAGGTCGAGTCGTCCCAGCTCGTGCCGTCGATGCGCACGTGGTAGTCCGCCACGTCGGGGTCGGCGATCGGCGGCCAAAAAATCGTCACGCCGAACTGCTCGGTGCGGAACTGCAGGTCGGTCACATCGGCCGGCGGCAACTTGAGCATGCTGCCGGTGATGTAGTAGCTGTACTCCTGCACGTCGGCCAGGCTCTGCTCGCCGCCGCCGTACACGTTGAAGCTCGTGAACTTGAAGAAGATCGGGCGGCCGACCAGGTCGATGTCAAGCGGGCCGCTCTTGGCGATTGCCTCATCGACGCGCGCGAACTGCGCGCCGGCCGCCCTCGAGGGCGCGGCCGTGCCGTAGGCGCCGCGCACGAGGCCGGTCAGGGTGTAGGCGTTGGCGCCGGTGAGCGTGGCGCCGGTGAACGCGAAATACTCGCCGCCGGTCTCGTTGCCCACCCAGCAGAGCGTTTGCAGCGTGGCGGCGTCGTCCGCGCTGCCTGAGAGGATCTGACCCCCCTGCCCCGCCAGCAGCACGGCGGCAGAGCCACCTGGTGCGGCCGCCAGCGTAGCCGTCAATGCGCCGTAGCGCGTGCCGCCTTTGACCACGCCCACCTCGCGGTAGGAGTCACCATCCAGGCTTGCCCACACCCGGCAGCCGCCCCAGGCCGCGCCGGCGCCGCTGACGGCCGCGTAGACCTCCAGGCCCGTGGTCGTGAGCGACACCGGCGCCTCGAAAAACACCGGCGTTTCGACGTTGCCGGGCTCGGCGTTGTAGTCGTGGCTGAATCCGCTGCCCCGCTCGTGCTCATAGCGGGCCGCGCTGGCCACGCCGAGCGACCAGTCTTCGGCCTCGATGTCGATCGCGCCCAGCTCGCTGTCGCTGGTCTTCTGGATCAGCACGGGGACGCGGCCCACGCCCGTGACCGGGTCGGGGATCGTCACCAGGTCCATCGCCTCGAGGCGCGAGTAGCGCCAGCCCAGGCTGAACTTGTAGGTGCGGCGCACGTACAGGTGGCGCTGAAGCAGCAGGTAGGCCACGCGGCCGGCCACCGCGGCGTCGACGATGGCGTGCATCTGCCGGGTTTCAGCGGCCCGCTCGCCATACAGCTCGATGGAGCGCAGGTCGCTCGCCGTGGCCGTGGACACGTTGTATTGGTTGTCGCGGTCCAGGTACTCGATGGTCACGACGTTGTAGGCGTCCGCCGGGCTCTTGCGCTCGACCTTTACCGGGTCCTCCCCCTCGGGGGCGATGAAATCATCGTCCGTCAGGTCATAGACCGGCGTGGTGTTGGGCACGAAGCTCGCGCCGTTGCCGCTGGCGGCCGTGTCACCGCGCGGGATGATCTTCAGCTTGCCCTCTGACCAGACGGGCGCGGCGTTGGTCATGTCGCACCAGTCTTTGACCCACTCGCGTGCATCGCGCTGTTCGACCAGCGCGGGCGACAGGAACAGGCCGAGCGCGCGCACATAGCTGCCATACCAGCTCAGGTCGTCGATGCGCGCGGGGTCGAAGCCGACGCCGTATTGCGTGCTGGTCAGCGCATCGGGGATGAACTGGCTGGCGTCGGCGTCGACGATGCCGCCCCCCACCTGCAGCTTGCCGTCGACCTCGAACGAGTGGTTGTGCACCTCGGCCGTGTCGGAGAGCTGATAGTTCGCGGCGAACACGTAGGCACAGCCGCTGTACCCCAGCGCCTCGGTGGGGTGGTTGGTCGTCAGGTAACCCCAGGTGGCCTGGCCGAGCGTGCCGGTGGCCAGCGCCAGGCCCAGCTGCGAGAGCGCGCTGGCACCGCCAGGGATGCTGGTGTAGCGCTCTTTTCCGCGCCAGGCGGACGGTACGCCGGTGATGGTGCCCTCACCCACCGCCATGACCACCGCGGCCTCGTAGGTGTAGTCGGTCTGGGTCTGGGTGACGCCGCCGCCGCCCTTGCCGCTGCTGGCCTTCGTAGTGTGCGGCACGGCCTTGAAATCGCCGTACCAAACGAGGTTGCCGGACACGCGCGTGCGGCCGTAGACCAGCGCCACGGTGCCGCCGTAGCTCGATTGCTGGATGCGCAGCGCCCCCAGCATGGGGGACTTGCTCGCAATGGTGGTGTTGCCGCCCATGCGTCAGGCCCACAAGGTGTAGTAGGTCACCGGCCGGTCGGCCAGCGGGTCGTGCAGCATCGAGGCGAGCTCGACGCCGCGCTTGAGGTAGCTGTGGATCACGGTGTTCTCGGCCACGACGATGGCGCCGTGGCTGTAGCAGCGGCCGAATTGGTAGACGGCCACGTCACCTGGTGCAGGCGCCTGCACTGGCGTGCCGTACTGGCTCACCCAGCCGAGGTAGCGCTCGTCGCTGCGGTGCAGGTGCCAATCCGCCGGGTAGGGGCGCGGGTCCAGGTCGGCGGGCACGACGCCGGCCGCGCCGTACACGCGTACCAGCAGCATGGCGCAGTCGACGCCCACGCCTTTGAGGTCGCCCATGTGGTGATACGGCGTGCGCAGCCAGCTGGTGGCCTCGGCCACCACGGCCGCGCGCTGCGCCAGGATCTCGTCGGGCGTCATGTGATGGTCTCCGGCGCGGGCACAAACGGGTAGCCGCGGTAGCGCGACAGGTTGGCGAAGCGGGTCTGGCAGGTGGCCTTCGTCTTGTCGCAGCCGGGCACCACGCTGAAGGCGTCGCCCACCGCGAAATCGGCCGGCCAGGCCAGCGCGAACTCGAAATCGCCATCGGCATAGGCGCGCACAGTGCGCGACACGCCGGCGTTCGCGCCCGAGGTGAAGGTGAGCGTGCCGAGGTCGAACCACCCATCCGCCTGGGCCAGCGCCGAGGTGAAGGCCCGGCGCTGCGTGCTCACCCCGGCCACGGTGCCGGTAACGGTCACCGCCGCGCGATTGGCGCCACAGGTGGGGCCGTAGAGGGTGGCCGAGCAACCGGGGTTGTAGATGTTGCGCGGCAACTTGACGTTCAGCAGCTCGAGGTCGCTCTTGACGTCCATCTGCAGCTCGTGGCGGCTGCCGGATATCTTCGACACGCGGCCGCTGAACATCACGAGCGCGCCAGCGGCGGCCTGGTTCCATTCGGCGAAAAACGCACGCTGCAGCAGCACCGTGGCCCCGTCGAGCGCACCGTCGAGCGCGCCGGCGATGAAGGGCTGCCCGTTCAGCAGGTGAGCCGGGTTGGCGGTGGAAATGGTGACCTGCAGGGTGTCGACCTCCAGGCCCACTGAGGTGCGGATGCCGCCGCGGCTCACCAGCGGCCCGCGCGAGCTGAATGCATGGCCATCGAGGGCCACATCGATGTCGGCGCTGGTGTAGCGCAGGACCTCGCCGCCCACGGTGGTGATGGTGTAGCAGTCGGCCATCTTGAACTGGCGTGTGCCGTCCAGCAGCGCCTGCAGGGCTGGGGTGGCTGTTTTCACAGGCGCCTCACTTTTCGCTGATGAACTCGACCTTCTTGGCCGAGTAAAGGTCTTGCAGGAACTGCTCGAGGTCCGTGCTGTCGTGCGTGAAGCGCACGCGGAACCAGAAGGTGCCGGACCAGCTGATGAGCACGCCCGTTCCCGGCGGCACAGCGAACGTGAAATAGCCCATTTCGCCCAGCGTGAAAGCGGCTGGCACGGTGGTGGCTGCAGCGCCCACGCTGGGGATGTACTCGGTGGGCTCTTCGGGCGCCTCTTCGGCGATGGCCTCGTGTTGCAGCCACCCGGTATGAACACCGCTGGTGCCGTCGCCGGTGTAGCTGCCGCTGACGCCTGGTGCCTGGCGCAGGTACATCCGCAGCGCGGCGGCCGTGGTGTCCGATGGGCGGACGACGATCCACACGCGGTAGACCCCGCCCGACAGAGCACGGATGCCTGCCGACAGGACGCCGGCATCCACGGCGCTGACCTGGCCGGTGGAGAGGTCGAACTCAGCGCCACCGCAGCCCGACCAGAAGGGCTTGCAGTAGATCGTCGTGCGGCCGGCCGCCTTGACGTACCAGCTGATGACGTGCTTCACGCCCGCCCCGCCGATGGGCGACATGCTGCGGTACACGCTGTGCGTGCCGTTGGCCGTATCTTCGGCCACCAGGTCCAGCGTGGCCGCACCGGCCGGGTCGTTGGCGGTGTTGCCGGTGATCAGCGTGTTGGACTTGGCCCAGTAGCTGTTGGTCAGGTCCTCGCTGCGCGCGAAGGCATTGGTGCGCGCCTGGTGCGACACACGCCACTTGCCAAGGGCCACGCCGCGGTCGAGGTACAGCCACATGTTCTCGGGCGCCAGAACGGGCTCGACGAAGCCGCCCTGGGCCCGCACGAAGCGGAATTCGGCGGTGGCACTGTCGCCCACGCCCAGCGCCTGGTCGGCCACCGTGTAATCGGCCGGGTCGCGGTAGAGGAAATTGTCGAACGAGCCGCCGCGCTGGTTGAAGAAGCCGACGAGGTCCTGCAGCTCGTTGAAGCCATTGCCGCCGCGCAAGAACTCATAGGCCAGCGTGAAGCGCCAGCGCGGGTAGCTCTGAAAGCTGCCGCGTGTCTCACGGCCCGAAACAGCCGTGAGCACCTTGGTGGACCAGGTCGGGGTCTTGACGCTGCCCCACTTGAGGCCGGGCAGCGTCGGGAAAACGGCGTCGCTCATGGTCAGCCCAGGGTGATGCTGCCGTCGCGGTGCAGCTCACGCAGCGCGCTGGCCAGCGCGTCGCGGTGGATCATGAAGAAGTTGCCCGGCATGGGGACGGCCTTCAGCTCGATACGGCCGCCGCCAGCGCCGCCAGCGCTCAATGCGCGGATCGTGTTGGCGTGCTCGGCCGGAAGCACCATTTCCTGCTCGTGCAGCTGGGTCAGCGGGTTCATCCCGGCAGGGATGTCGAAACCACGCGCCGCGCTCGGCACCTTGGACGACATGCCGCCCACAGCCGACAACATCGCAGCCATGGCGGCAATCGCCAGCACCGGGCCCACGTAGGGGATGGAGGCGACCGCAGAAGCCGCGCCCGAGCCGGCCTTGGCGGCGTTGGCGCCGATGCCGGCCAGTGCCATCGCGCGCTCTACGGCCCAGGCGGCCACCTTGCGGGCGATGATGGTGGCGATCTCTTTCACGATGGCCTGCCGGATGCCGGCCCAGATGCTGGTCAGCGCCTGCTTGAGGGTCATCGTGCGGTTGATCATTCCCTCAATGGCGGTGGCCATCGACTGCTGCGCCGCTTCGAAGGTGCGGGCGAACGGGTTGTTCTTGGCGTCAACGGCCTGTTCGATCTGGATCTGCTTGAGCCGCATGCGGTGCTGCCGCTCAAGCTCTTCGATTTGCGCGCTGGCCTGGGCATAGGCGACCGGGTCGCGGTCGGGGTCGATCATGGCCAGGCGGGCCTCGAGGTACTGTCGCTTGATCTCGTTGCGCTGCTCCTCAAATCCGCGCTCTTGGTCCAGCAACTCGGCCTTGCTGATCTCGCCGAGCTGGTACTGCGATTCAGCTTCCTGGCGGGCCTGCTCGACAGCGCCCAGCGCGCGGTCTTGCTGGACCTTGAGGTCCTCCATTTCGAGGGCCTGCTGCTGCTTGGCCTTGTCGCGCAGGATTTGCAGCTCGAGCTCGGCCACCTTCTTGCTGATGGACACGCGGTCCTTGCCGGACAGGTCGGCGTTCTGCAGCAGGTTCTGCCAGTAGTCGCGCTCTTGCTCTTTGCTGTATTCGCGCAGCGCGTTCTTCTCGGCAGACAGGCGCTTCTCTTCGGCCAGCGCGGCGTCGTAGTACGCCATCAGGCTGGGGTCGACCTCCTTCTTTGCCTTGGTCTCGTCGCTGCGGGCGTTGAACTTGATGTCCTTTTTCGGCTGCAGCACCTCGTCGATCGCGCCGCGCGCCTCGTCCAGGCTGGTGCGAAGGCGAGAGCCGAGCGTCTCGGCCGAGAACAGCTCGACGGAGCGGGCATTGAAGTCTGCACCGATGGCCGCGGCCTCGCGGAAGTTGCCCTGCGCGAGTTGCACCGCCTGGCTTGCAGCTGCCCCGATGAGCTCGCCAACCCACTTGATGCCGCGCCCGACGTACTGCACGACGTCGAGCACGTAGGTCAGACCGCGAACGCCGGCGCGCGTCCACTCGGCCAGGGTGCCGTCGGCGGCCAGCTTGCGGATCTCGTCGCGCAGGCCACCCGTGCCGTTCATCACCTTGAGCGTGGCCGTCGACGCTTCGTTCAGCGCCGGCAACATGCCCATGGCCAATTCCTTCTTCCAACCCTCCCCGCTCGACTTCAGCTTGACGAGGTTGTCGGTGAAGTTGTCGGCCTGGGCGGCCTGCTCTTCGGTGACGCGGGCCTGCAGCTCGCCGGTCTGCGCCAGGTCGGAAAGGAACGGCAGCAGTTCGGCGCCTTGCTTGCCGAACAGCGCCATGGCCATGGCGGTCTTGTCTGCGCCATCACGCACGCCATCCAGCGAGGTGGCCAGCACTTTCATGCGCTCTTCTGGCGCCATGGACTTGAAGGAGTCCAGGTCGATGCCAAGCGCCTTGATGGCCTGCGTGGTGCCGGCCGATTCTTCGGTGGCGACCGAAAGATTCTTGGCAAGGCGGTTGGAAGCGGCCGCGATCGATTCGAGGCTGGTTTCGCTGGTCTTGCCTACTGCGGCCAGCGCGCTCAGCGCACCCACCGCAATGCCGCTCTGCTGCGACACGTCGTGGAGCTTGGCGGCCCCCTCGATGGCGCCGTGGATCATGGTGCCGAAGGCCACCAGGCCCAGCGAGGCGCCGACCCCGGCGAAGACGCTGGCCAGGCTCGACCATTTGCCCGAGATCCCATCCGCCTGGAACTGGATCGACTTGCCGACCTCGGTCATGCGGCTGTGAACCGTATTGAGGGCCGTGGTGATGCCCAGCGAGCCACGCTCGAACCCTGACGGGTCCAGCGTGGCGGTGTAGTCGATCTTGCGACTCATCAGGTAGCCTCCAAGGGGTCAGGCGCTTGGTCAGGCGCTTGTGCAGACGCCTGCACCGGCAACATGCGGCAGCGGTGGCGGAACTTCTCGCTGGGCGGGCCGAGGATGGCGGCAATGGCCTCCATCGAGCCCGCACCGTCGGCCGCACCGCTTGGCGCCGCGGACCTGGTGCGCGAGGTGCGCTTGGCACCCCACGCGCCGGCCAGGGCCTGCAGCTGCAGGTGCACCGGCGGGTGCTCGCCCCAGTAGGTCCACAGGTCGGCCAGGTCGTCGAGGCTCAGCTCGTCGATGTCGGGAAATCGCCAGCCGGTGGCGGTGGCGATGGCGGAGTAGATGGCGCCCCAGTCCCAGCCTCTTTCGTCGTCTGGGGCGCCCCGGCGTTTCCCTCGATGGCCGCCATGCGCGCGCACCAGTCGCTGAACGCGCCCTTCCCGAAGCACTTCACGATAGCTCGTCGACGTTGTCGAAGT